GAGCGTGTCGTTGTTGAGCGTCAAGCCGTTGTCGTAAGCAAAGCGCTCCAACTGGGTCCGTGCCTTTGCCCGAAGATCGCGCTCCTCGACAGGCGACAGGTCCTCCTCGTCGGACACGGGCGCTTCCGCGATGAGGGTGTCGAGCAAGTCGTCTGGCGTGATGTTGTCTCCGGTGCCGTTGCCGTACTGCTCGGCGGCCAACTCGCCTAGGGCAATCCAGGCACTCCGGGCCTGCATCGGGCTACTGACACTCATGCCGGCCTGCGCGAACCGCTCCGTGTAATCAGCCCTCTCCTCGGCAGACAGTTGATACCAGCGGCGAGCCCATTCGCTAGCCGTCAGGGTTTCGGCTGCCTCGTATTCAGGCGCGCGGCGAGAGTCGGAAACCTGACCGTGCGGCGAGTCCCAATTCGCACTTCCCGATACCTTCTTGGTTCCGAGCAGCACGCGGGGCTCGTCGGTATTGCCCATAAGTCCCGGAATTGAGCCGGACTCAATTGCCGCCTGGATCGACGCCAAAGTGCTTCCCGTGCTGCCGGGTGAAACGCCAGCCTGCGGGCTGGGCTTTGGGGCGCTGTTGCCTGCCATTTAGACCACCGTGTCCTCATCGAAGTATTGGTTGTAGAACTCTGCGAAAGCGACTGACTCCTGCTTGAGTTGCTGAACGGCAAACAGGTAAGCCGCTTTCAGGTCGGGGTTTGCCGCGAGTGTGGTGAGGTTTTGCTCCCGCCCCCGTGTGGCGATGGCGTCCTGAATCCAAGAGCGGACCTCAATAAACTCCATCAGGGCTTTGACTTCCGGCTTGTTGCCGTTGTCACGAACCCACGCTTCGTCAGCAAAGGCCGCTTCCAGGACATCGGCCTGATCGTTGAACTTGTTCGCGGCGGACTCCTTGCGGGCCCGAGCCCACTCGGGGTTGGACTGACCGAGCATGAAGCCCGCATACTTCTTGAGCGCTGCCAACTCGGAGTCGGCCTCCACCGTGGTTCCTCGCTTGACTGCCGCGGCGTCAAGAAGGTTTGTGATTTGGCGCCACTCAATCCAGCCGTTCCGCGCAGCCGCACGCTGCAACGACTCCTCAGGCGACAGCGCTTCGATGTAGGTCTCTCCGGTTGTGCCTGGAGCGTTTTGCCGAAGCCAGGTATTGGCGGCGGAGTCGAACTCCTCGCTTCCCGAGCCATTCATGAGGAAGCCCAGCATTTCCTTACCGGCCTCGCCGGAGGTCGCGGCAGCGTCGGCAAGGTCGGAATACTTGCGAAGGTTCGCCACCGCCTCCTGCGTCGGATCGATGCGGTAGTTGTTTTGGGTGGCCGAGGCAAACATCTGTGCCAGTTCCGGCTGCTCCGCCAGGAACCGCCAGTCAGCCTCTTCCTTGCCGTAGTAAGCGACATACTGGTCGTAGGTCCGACGCGCCTCTTGTGCTGGTTGCGTGGCTGAGAAGGAGATCGGCGAGAAGAAACTAATCCCCGAGGACAAGTCAAAGAGGGCGTTAGTAAGCGCGCGGATCTCGTCAGGCTTGGGCTCATCGCGAAGGCCCATCCGCCACTTGGCGTCTTCCTGGGCCGCGACCTGCACGAGTTTCGCCGCATATTCAGCGGAGTCCTCCTGGCGCCACTTATTGACCTGGTGAGACAGCGCTTGCGGGGCAGCGATATCCATCGCATCGCGGCCAGCCCCCAGGGGAAGGGCCCAATCCACGATGCGATTGGAGGCCCACTCGGGGTTCCGGCGGACCCATTCGCCCATCGGAACCGTGACGAGCACTCCTGCGCCAGGGGCAAACTCTCCGCCAAAGAAGACATCCATCGAGCGCTTGGAGATGCGGAACTCGGTTGCGCTAGCGAGAGCCGTGCCGAACAGCGGGATCTTGCCGAGCACCTTCGCCATCTCGGGGGAGACGTCAATAACAGCCGCTTCCGCGTTGAGGAAGTTGGTTGGGTTTCCTTCGGCATCCACCCAGGGCAGTTGCCCAATAGCGCGGTTAGCGTTCCACGCCGCCCACAGCGTCTCTGCTGGGTTGTCGCGGAGCGCACGCCCGAGGGTCCGGAACGTGTAGGTGTATGCCGTGATGAACGGCATGACGAGCCGCAGCGTCTCCGTGGCGTTCGTGGTGTTCGCAATGGTGTAGGTCCATTTACGAACTTCCTTGAGGGCAACTCTGCGGGCCTGGCCCACCAGGTCAGCCGCCTCCGCAGACGTGAGGTCTCGTCCGAGTGAGGCAACCGTGTCGTCCCAGCGCTCTTGGAGGATATTGCGGTAGGCCGCAACAAACATCGGATGGTTCTCCATCGCATCCTGCGGCATCTCGTTGATGACACGCTGGGCCGAGCGGGCAGCACGGCGAATCGCGTCTGTCGCGCCTCGGCGTTCGGCTGGGATGCTGATGCGCCCGTCGATGCGGGGGAGCAGGTCGGCGTAGGCCCCGAACTGGGTTTGGAGGTTTGACGACACAAACTCCTCACCGCCCAGGAAGCGGGCGCGGAGGTCGTCGGTCGGGAGATGGTCATTGACGCTCATACGGAGCGTGGCGACGTAATCCTCAACGGACATGTTCTCCAAGCCGACAGACTTCGCGGCGTTCAGCGGCTCGTCGGGGCGCCAGCCGGCCACCTTCGGGTCAAGCGCCTCGTACTTTTTGCCGACGCCAACAGCGTCGCGGTAGGACTTGCCCTCGCGCGTATGGAGAAGCCAGTTGCGAATGACGTCATCGTCAGCGCCTTCGGCAATCATCTTGACAATCGGGTCAGGCGTTACACCGTCAGCGAGGCGGTAGTGCGTGTTGAGGATCTCGGCCCAGCCGTCAAAGTACTGCGGGTCGCTTGGGCTCAAGATTGTCGTCTCAACGATGTCGTCAATCGCGGAGTGCGCGGCATTGGCGCTCTGGACCAGGTTGTCGAAAGTGCTCTTGGAACTTGCGCGGGCTGCCCACACGTCGCCCTCCGTGCCGCCAAAGGCGTCATCAACGAGCGTGCCGTTTATTTCCACCTGCCCCTGGCCGCGCCGCTTGAGGGGCTTCTGCTTGCCCTCGACCCGAGCCTTTGCCGCTGCTGTGCGCTCCGCGTAGGTGGCCTGCTCGTTTCGGAGCCGTGCACGCTGGTCGACCAAAGAGCGCATCTGCTGGCGCAGGCCTTCGACGTCGGTGGCCTTGATAGTGCGCCGTGTCTCCCTGGCGGCTTCCGCTGTGACGCGCGCCTCGGTCGTGGCGTTGGTGATGGCGGTTCCGCCCTCGGGCATCGCCGCCTCTGGCATGGCCTCTTGCTCTTGTGTCCGGCGCAGCATTGCCGAGTTGCCGCTGTAGTCAGTCATTTCCGGCAGCAGATACACCGTGGTGCCGGAAGGGGCAGAGGCATCGGGGACCGCCACCTTGCCGAATCGGTTCGCCTTTATCCATGCCATGAAGCCCGCGTCATTGCGCCAGGCGGGGTCGGCGAAGAAGGCCGCAACGTCGGCTTGAGTGTTCCAGCCCATATGGGAGGCAAGGCCAGCGGGAAGACCGTCAAAGGAACCCATATCCGCACGAGCACCAAAGGCCCGAACGCGAGCCAGTTGCGGTGTCTTGCCTGCCGGGATCACCCGGAACTCCTGCTTCGCCAGAATGACGGGAGAGCGGCGAGAGAGCCTGTCAGACGTTTCCGTAACCCAGCGCCCGTTCAGCATTCGCTGCACCGTGTTACCTGATGCGATCTCGTCCAGCAAGGAAGTGCGGAAGGAATCTACGGTGCCCGATGATGCCGCGACGTAGCCGGAGGCGCTATCGAGCGAGTCAAAGGTCTGTCCGAGGCCACGGTTGATCCGCTCTAGGGCCGCCGCCTCGTCTGCCTGCTGCGCGGTCTCGCGCGATGCGATGTATTCCTCGGCCTTGCGAATACGCGTCTCCGTCGCCGCGAGATTACGCCGTGCAGCGCCAGCGTCCTTCTTGGCCGCGTTGAGCGCACGCTGTGCCTGTGCCCTCTGCGCGATAAGGGCCTTGCGGCCAGAAGCGCCGGTGGCGCGGGCATCGTTGAGCGCCGCGTCGGCTTGGGCCAGAAGGCTCTCTGCGTCGGCCCACCGGGTCTCTGCCTCTTGGACTACCGCCTGCTGGTCCGTGAGTTGCTGACCGAGCGGCTGGAGTTCCTGCTGCTTGGCGGCAATCTCGTTTGCCCGCGCGCTGTTGCGCGTCCTGGTGTCGGCAATGGTCTTCTGCCAGCGGTTTGTGGCCGAAGCGGAGCGCAACTCATCAGGGTTGACCTCACGCCCCAACTGACGCGACACCGAGATACGTGGGAACGCGTTGTCGATGTAGCGCTGGGCGTTGTTGGCGATTTCGTCTGTGGCTAGCCAACGGTCCTCAAGGGTGCCAGGCAACCCGTCAGGACTGCCGTGAAAGAACAGGTCCCCATCGAGTTCGTCTAGCAGGCCCTCCAAGACAACGCGGTCGTCAGCGTCAAGGTTCTTGTCGCGAAGCAGCGATGTCACGCGCTGGCGGACAGCCGCGATAGTCCGCTCCGTCTCTTGGAGCGCCGCCGTGGTCTCGCCCGTGAGTTCAGAGAGGGCCTTCGGGTCATCAAGTTTGCCAAAGCGAACCTGGAGCCGGTCGATACTGCGGCTTCCCCGGTCGCGCATATTGGACAGAATGCGCTGGGGGGAGCGAGTGATATCCGGGTCAAACCACATATCGCGCCAGTAGCCGGAGCCAATAACACCAAGGCTGCCCTGCATACGTTCGCGAGGAACACGGGCAGGGCGGAACAGAATGCTAAAGATGTGGAGGTTGTTGACTGCGCTCAAGAAGGTGTAAGTGCCTCGCCCCGTCTTACCGTAAGCGCGCAGTGCCGACGCCTTGAGGCCAACGGCGTTCTCGCGTAGCGCCTGGTTGATGAGTTTCCAGTCCATCAACTCAACAGTGCCGGGCGTGGCCTCTTTGAGAATCGGGTCGCGAACAACGCTGCCGTCAGGCAGCACCGCGAAACCGCGCTCCCGGCGGGCGTTGAAGTATTTGATGTGTGCTGTGCGGAACTTGTCCCACGTGTCGGCTGCCGCCTCTTTGGACAGGTTTCGCCGCTCGGCCAGCAGTCGGAACGCGATAGCGTTCGCTTCCTCGACAACCTGACGCTTTTCCTCCGCAGACGTGGCGAGTCGGAAACGATCCATGAGGCTCTGCTTGAGCCCCGAGCGCGTCAACTCGTTCTTGGTGTAGAGGTCGATGTCGGAGAGGTTTCCCGCGAAGCGGTCAAAGGCGAGCCCAGTAGCGTCGTCGACGTCAAGGAACCCTCTGCCATTCACCATCACGCCGCGCGCCGTGCGCGCGAGAACGGGGCGAATGATGTGCTGCACGAGGGGGTTTCCTTCCCCTGCTCGCGTGAAGAAGTGGAACCCATCGCGACCGTCTTGGATGAGCCGGGCGCGGGCCACGGCGCTTGCCCGCTCGAGGGCGTCTGCGCCAAAGCCAGCAGAGCGCATCGTGCGGAGGGCCTGGGGTCCGCCGACAACCTGTCCCTCTGCCTGGCGGTATGCCAAGTCAGTCATCGTCTTGACGAATGGATCAGCATCAACGGTGTCAAGGTGTGCCGCGACAGCATCCAAATATTCGGCCTGGTCGATGACCCCAAGCGAGACCTCGCTCTTGAGCGCTTGGCGATTGACGTAGCCCCCGGCGTTCAGTCCGTCAAGGCTCAACCCGAGGTGTGAATACTTGTTAGCCAGTTCTACCTGGGCGCGGAGGCTGCCTCGCTCCACGGCAAGGAACACCTTTGCGGCGTCTTTCTTCGTCGTCACTTCGCCCAGGAGGTAGGCCAGTTGTGAGCGCTGCGGCCCAGCGACGCTCCGCAGAAGCGCGTGCTGCTGGATAGTTCCCGCGTTGTTGCGAGCAAAGAAGTCGAGGTCACGTGAGTACTTTGTGTAGTCCCCCTCGGCGGCGCGCACCAATAGGCGCTCGTCCTCGGAAATCTTGGAGGCCGTATTGAGAAGGCGGCGACCCTTGACGACTTTGCCGAGGGCGCCAAAAGGAAGGACGTTCAGCGGGTCAAGCGCAACCTGCGAAGCAGCCGACAGGGTGCCCGAGAGCGTGCGCGACAAGCCCTCGTCAAAGACCTTGCGGTCCTCGGCGGAGAACAGGTTGAAGTTCGGGTCCATGAAGCCCAGCGACCACTCGCGGGCAATCCGGCCCTGCTCGGCCTGAATGGAATCCAGCGGCTTGCCCGTAAGCGCGGCGACGATGCCCTGAAGTGGAGCCGTCGCTACCTGACCAGCAGCAGCGAAGTTAGTCAGAATGGCCTGACCGACGTCGATACCGCCCTCGTTGTAGGTATCCGAGAAGATGTTGCTCGCGATGTCCGCGTTGGTCGCGAACTCGTTTGCGTCGAACTCGCCGCGGCTCGCGTCAGCAGCCGACTGCCACAGGACAGCAGCATTCGTTGCGTAGTAGGCAGGAAGGTCCGTCAGGTATTCGTAGGTCCTGAAGTTGTTGTCCCACGTGTAGGTATCCAGAATGGGCTTGCCAAACTGGTAGAACGACTCGTAGCCGCGGGCGCCAGCAACGATGCCGCCATTCACCAGGTTGTCGATGAATGAGCGTTCCTCGTCTCCTTGCTGGGACGCGGCAAACCCCTCGGCCACATTCTTGGCGATGCCGAAAGGGGTGAAGTTGGCGAGACCGGAGAAGACATCGCCAGCAGCCACGAGTGCCTGCTCTACGCCAGAGCCCGTGCTCTCCTCGATATCCGCTGCGGTGCGGGCAAGGCCATTCGCTGCGAATCCACTCACAGAACGCTCCTCAACCGGCGCACCATCTCGCGGGTCGCCTGGGTAGCACCGGGGTTCTCCGCCGCCGTCTGCAACATGCCGAGCAGGAACAGGGCACGCTCACGCTCCTCCGGAGACATCGCCGGCTTCGCCAGCCCCATCACCTCGGGACCGGGGCCAGGACCCATCGGATTACCGGCAGTCACGGGCTCATCGGGACGCTGGGTGGGTGCCCCAAAGGGGACCGGCTCAGGAAGGTCCATCGGCATACCTGTTGGCACTCCTGGGGCCTCCGCCATCGGAGCGGCCTGCTGAATAGCCATCATCTCCTGGCCGTCGCCGTAAGACCCGCCGCTGATGTAGCGAGCGGCCTGCTTGGGGTTATCCACCGAAGGGCCTCCATCTGTTCGTTGAGACATCGCGCCTGGCCCGGAAACCGCAGCGGGTTTCGACGGGCGCATGTAGCCACCTTTGCCAGCCATTAGTCCTCGTCCTCGTCGTCGTCTTCGAAGTCGTCATCGATCTCCACCTCGTCCAGCGAGGCGACATAGACGCCTTCCTCGGTATCTACTTCCCAGTAGTGGCCATCGGTCATTGCTTCCAGTTCCCGAGCCGCTTGCTGGTGAAAAGCCGCCCGGTCCAGCGCGTAGTTCTCAAAGCCGAAAAGCACCCGAGCCGTGCGCTCCGCGCTATGCGCTATCGCAGTAGCGATCTCGCTGACAAACACAAAGCCCAGCGCCGCAATCGGAGTCAGCGAGGGACGTAGGGGAACATCAGGCTTGCCAAGACCCCAGTAGTAGGTCGCCATCGCCTCTCCTTTTGTCTACATCTGTGGACATCTGTGGAGCAGTCCGGTGCCGCCCCGGAGTCCGGCCCGGTGCCGCGTGCGGCTTTCGTCAGGCCGTCGAAACTGTTCTCTGCCCCTAGACCTCGTTTTGCGTCTGCGGGCGCTGGTCGTCTATCCAGCCGCCCTGCTCAACGCACGCGAGGTAGTGCTTGTCGATGTGGTGCCCGCAGAACAGGAGGAACCTGTCCTCCTCCCAGATGACGCGAGCCTGGGCGCGAGCAGGGCAACCGCCCACATCGCAGCGGTCAAGCGCGGTGAGAGCAGAGCCCCACATCGCTACACCGCAATACGCCTGCTGATGCCAGCCGTGAGGTTCGCGTTGCCGCGCGAATCAAGGCCCGCCAGCATGGTGTTTAGATCCGGACGCCCTCCAGGGAGCATTCCCTGCTGGCCCGGCGCCACCCCGGACATCAAGCCGGTTGGACCAAGCCCAGGCGGCACGCTGGCCGCAGGATCGCCTTGAACCGGCATACCCGTAGCGGGGTCAATCTGGGGCTCTCCGCCCATCTCCGGCGCCATCTGCGGCGCGGGAGGCTCGGGCTCGGGAGTGAAGGCCTCCACGATGAGGTCAGCCAACGGGCGACCACGACGGCGACCCTCGATGACCTTCGACAGCGCAGCAATCGGCCCAGCCGGGTCCTGGCCGTTGGAAGCCAGCGACGGAATGGACTGGGCGTAGCCCATCAACGCCTGCTTCGCGGCCTCTTCCAGGTCCTCGATGTCAATACGGCGAGCCTCGTCCTCCACGTCGATATCTACCGGGAGTTCGCGGCGCATGAAGTCGCGGGAGAACATCTTCTCCGCGCGAGCCTGGAGTGCGAACACCAGCCAGCGATTCGGGTCAAGGCCAGCCATCAAGCCGTAGGTGACATCCACCGAGTAGTCGCCCGCGATGGACTTCTTCGGCGTGTATTCAATCGTGTAGGGGGTGCCGTTAGCGACACCGCGCAGCGACTTCTTGATGTCGCCGAACACGACTTCGTCCACCTCAAAGCACAGGCTCACCGTCTGCTGGAGAGCCCGAGCGAGGATCGCCTGGTAGGAGCGCACCTGGGCGTCGTAGCCACCCATCAGGGCCTCCACGCCCTTGCCCGTGACGATGCTGCCCTGCACCTGGCCCGTGCGAGCCTGCGGGAAGCGGGAGCCCAACTGCATCTCGCGGTCCAACTGTGCCTGCTCCGCAAAGGCAGCGGCGGGAATGTCGATGGGAGCGCGCCGAATGGACTCGGGGGAGGAGGTGCGGATAGTGGCACCAGGCCCGAAGGGCACCTCCGGCACATCGTTGGGGACGATGAGAGGGCTATTCACGCTGTCGTCAGCGGCTTGCAGGGCAAGCATCGCGAACCGCGCCTTCGCCAACTGGATAAAGATGACGTCATCAAACTGACCGCGCGGAATGTCCGTAGCGCCAGGACGCTGCGCCACCACAACCATCGGCTTACCGATGGGGTTCGGCACCTTCTCCAACACCAGCGGGTCGCCGCCAGCCAGGATTGCCACGTCCCAGTCCTTGTCGTGGTAGAACACCACATCCACGGTCGAGGAACCATAGAGGCCGTTGCGCTTGACGATCTTGTGCGCGAGTTCAGGGAACTTCGCTGCGAGTTCGTCGCGGGTGTAGGTCATCCGCTGGAAGAACGAGCGGACCCGGCCATAACGGTCAAACTCGGTGTAGGAGCCAATCGGGTTTAGCGCCCGAATCACGGGGGTCTGACGCTCGTAATCCACCTCCACGCGGAACGGGAGGTTGGCGAAGGTGACGAGCCAGTCGGCACCGTTCCACATCTGCACCTGGAGGTCGGAGGTGGTGACGTAGCCGAGGGCAATCTTGGTCTTCTCGGTTGCCCGCTCGCGCTGACGCTCCGACGTCATCGTCGAGGAAGTGCAGTTGAACGAGGGGAGAGGTGCCACCATGTCGGTAATGTCGCGTGCCGCGATGTCAATCATGTTCGCGACAATCGGCTCCTGCCACGGGCCATACTCGGGGAACAGGTCAGGCGCGACAGACGACACCTCGCCACGGCGCACAGCAGCGACCTGCGAGTTGCGAACCTCTTGCTTCGCGTAGCGCTGACGAATGCGGTCATAGCGCTGCATAATGTTCTGGACGTCAGGGGCCATTACCTTCTCCTACTTACTTCGCCCACCACGAGCGAGGCACTTGCCCTCCGGCGGTGGCATACACCGACTCGTCAGAGTTCATGTCAATCACGGTCCGACGGGACTTATCGCCACGCGTCGTATAGATGCTGGAACGGAACGTAGAAGTCCGCTCAATCTTGGAGACCAGTTCCAGGGCACGCAGTTCGGCAAACCAGAGAGCCATCACGCAGTCCGTTTTCAGGGACTTCGGAGGCTGCGGCTGCCACACCACCAACTGCTCAATCAGCGCTTTCACGCTTGACGACGCCGAGTTCGGCAGGTGGATCAGCCCGTTCTCAAACAAGGCCGACATCGCCATCACGCCGAAGTCAGCGTCGTTCTTGTTCCGGCCCGTCGTGTGCTCGGTAAAGACCACGCCACGGGCAGCCATCCACGTCGTCAGTTCCGGGTCTCGGGTGAGGAACGCCTGGAACGCGTTGCCTTCCACCCGCCACTCGCGAATGCCATAACGCTCGGTCCATTCGCGGATAAACGACTTCAACTTGTCCGGAGGCATCGACGCCTCGTTATGCACATCCACCACATAGCGGCGGCCCGAGGCGAGATCCACGCCCAACAGCACCGCCGCCGTGTAGCCGACAGCCGCAGGGTCTAGCCCCGCAATCAGCCGCAACCCCTCCATGCCACCAGCACGGCCAATCTTGGGGTCATCGGGAATCATCCCTGGGCGTCGCATCTGGCAGGCAGCAGCAACGATGTCCGAGCGGAAAACCGCGTCCTCGGCCACTTGCTCCTGCTGGTAGATACGCGACCACAACCCAGGGGGAATGTCATCACGCACCGCAGAAAGGGTCTCCCCGTCCCAGCGGCGGTAAAGGCCCTCTTCGTTCGGCTCCTCGTCCGGGTCAGCCGCGCGGTCCGAATAGGGCCACAGGGTTCGCCAGTCAGCCGGGCTATCCGCGTATTCCAGGACAGCCGGCTGAAGCAGATAAGTCCAGGGCTGGCGACCGCCGTAGTAGCGGTTCGGGTCGCGCAGTTCCGAATACAGGTCGCGGGCCGCGATGCGGGTGCCAATCACCAGCGTGCGACCCGAGCGGGGAGCGAGGCGGCTATTGACGATGCCGAGCAGCCAGTCAATCTGCTTGTCGAACTCCCCAACGTTCGTGTTATCCACCGCGTCATCAACGATGATGAGGTCCGAACGGGAGCCGTATAGGGCGCCGCGAATGCCGAGCGCTTGGACCGTAGGGTCTTTGGCTTCGGCAGACCGGCCACCCACGTAGAACTGGTTCGCCTTCCAGGAGGCCGAGCCTTCCTTCCAGCCGCCGGGGGGAGCGAAGTCGCGTTGTAGGTCCTCATACTCGGGGGAGGTGAGGCGTTCCTTGATCTGCAAGAGGAACTGCTCCGCCAGGCGCTGGGCCTTCGAGAT